GCGTCATACGCCGACGAGCCCTTATAGCCGACCATGAAGAAGTCGGAGGTGGCGGTCATCGAAGCGTAAGGATCGATGTAGACGCGGAGGCGACCGTTGAGAACACCGGCGAAGGTGTTGCCCGTGTCATCCACGTTCAGGTTCGTGCTGAGGGCCGGAGCGTAGTCCAGCATACCAGCCATGGCGAGGGCCGAGGCAACGTCCGCCGAGCAGAGGACGAAGTTGCCCTTGCCGCGACGAGTTTCCTTGGCTATCATGTTGCACTCGCGCTCGATCTGGTACAGCAGACCCTTGAACTTCTCGACCGACCAACGACCGTTCGAGTCGATGTTCAGGTCGAACACACCGCGAGTCTGAGTCGTTCCGCTACGTGCGCCGAGTTTGGCGTTCTGGTAGAGGACGCGAACGATTTCGCGGTTGATTTCGGCGAGGATTTCGCTCGACAGGATGTTGGCGAGTTCGGTCTCGGCATCGAGTCCGTGAATCGCCTTGAGGTCCTGAGCGAGTTCCATCGTGTACTCGGCCTTCAGGGCGCGAGTCTTCGCTTCGACGGTTGTCTTCTCGATCGAGAAGGCCATCTGGGGGAAGGAGTTCGAGGCCGAGTCACCGAGGGCTTCACCCGTATACGTCGAGTTGGCCTTGGAAGGATCGTTCGAGAGGGCGAGCAGGTTACCACTGTTGCCGTCGTCAGACGAGAACGGATCAATACCCGATGCCTTGCCTGTGTTGAACGAACCACTCGACAGACCGCTATCGTACACGCCCGAAGCAGTCGCACCAGTCGAACCCGAACCGCCGAATGCGGTGTCGGCTTCCTGATACAGGGCTTCAGGGCCGTTCTGACCAGCACCAGCGTTGGCACCGGGGATAGCATAACGGCTACGCATGGCGAAGATCAGGCCCGTGGGACCCGACATCGGCTGCACGCCGCAGATATCGTACGCAATCAGGTTCGGCATCGAGCGACGAACCAGCGAGATGAGGATCGGGTCCCAACGAGCGACGTTACCGCCGCCGTCCTGTCCGCCGATCGTCGCACCGCTGAAGTTGGTGGGTGCGGTTTCCTTGAGGTACTGCTCCTGATTTTCGAGGAGCATGGTCGTGACCGCCTTCTTGTACGAATCCTTGATTTCGGGGAGTTCGCTGTGTTCAAGAATCGGCTTCCACTTACGTTGCAGTGCTTCAGAAATGGTTAAATCCATTGATTATTCTCCTTATGGATGTCTGGGTTATTTAGGAAATACGAATCGTTGCTTATCGGCGGTTGAGCCGACTGAGTGTCTGGGCATAGGTCGCCATCGACTCGGTGAGAGTCTCCGAGGCGACTTCGGTGTTGGTGTTGTCAGTCTCGTCCTCTTGCGAGATCGAGAAGGTCTCTTCCTTCAGCAGGGGCTTCTTGCCACGACCGAAGTACGATTCCTTGATGATCTGAGCCTTGTTCTTCAGTTCCGACTCGTCGTCGAAAGAGATGTCCTCGGTCAGAACGGCGAACCGCTCCTTCTCGGTATCGGCAAGATCGCCCGCCATCTCGTTGAGAATGCTGGCCTTGCGGTACTCGGCGACTTCGCGGCTGAGGCCGATGTTCTTGTTCATCTCCTCATCGAGTTGACCCTTGAGGGCCTCGACGGTCTCAGCGAGTTGATCGCTCAGATCGACCTTCGACTCGGGGACAACAATGTCGTGTTCGAGGAACAGGTTGCGGAGGCCGCTCATGAAGTCCTCGGCGATTTCGGTGCGGATGCCCTTCTCAAGGGCGAGTTTGTTCTCGGTCACCCACTCCTCGACCACGTACGAGAGGTACGAATCGAGTTGTTCGGTGAGACCGGCCTTGATGGTATCGACTTCATCGACGAGGCGGTTGTTGTACTCCTCTTCGAGTTCGGTCTTGATGGATTCGACACGCTCATTGATGGCCGACTCGAAGATGGTCGAGGCCTTCGTCTTGAAGGTCTCGGAGAGTTCCTCGCCGTCGAACATGGCGTTCATGTGATTCTCGATGTCCTCACGCATCGCCTTCTTGGCGGCTACGTTGGCCTTGAGTTTCTTGCCTGCGGAAGAAGTGTCCGTGGCGACGGGCTCGGGAACGAACGCACCCTTGCCGGTGCCGTCCTTGTAGAGACCCGCATACTTGCCCTTGCCTGCGCCAGTGGCGGCGGCGTTGGCAGCGTCCTCTTCAATCTCCTCTTCCTCTTCTTCCTCTTCCTCCTCCTTCATGGGAGCCTTGGCCTTGACCTTCTTGAGGGCGAGGTTGTCTTTATGCATGGTCTTGGAATCCTGCTCATCGAGGACTTCTTCCTCGACTTCAAGAATCTCTTCTACTTCGTTTTCGTGGATCGAATCCATGGATGAATCTCCTTGTATCGGTTATTTATACTTAGCCTAATCTTTGGGCTCAGAGGCCCCGAATGAACTTGTTGAACGCCTTGACCATCTGCTCGTCGAGTTTGCGAGAGGATGCCTTGCGGATGTCCCTGCGAATCTCTTCGATTTCCCGTTCCTTGAGAACACCGCTCTCGTAGACCCATTCCTTGCCTTCCATGACTCCACGAACGAAAGCGGAGGGAGCGGAGGGGTCGGCCACGATGTCGGCGGCGGTGGCGAGACGGAAGTCGTCCTTGACCACGTTCACGCCGTCCTTCTCTTCGATCGATCCGATGCCACGGCTCGAAACTCCCAGTTTGGCACCTTCATCGATGAGGCTCTTGACGATCTTTCCGTAGGGAGTCTCGGTCATGATCTTGGCCTTGCCGTAGAAGTCCTTGCCGGACTGCTTCAGTTCGGTAATCATGTGAGACACACGCTCTAGGTTGATCGTGGGGCCTTCAGGGTGTCCGAGTTCACCGAAGGCACGCTTCTGGTTCACGAACTCCTTGACGTAATCCTTGACCTTTTCCTTGAGCATCTCGACGGGATAACGCCGCTTGTTGCGGTTCGTGATATCCCCCTGAAGGAAGACACCCTCGATGAAGTACTTCTTCTCGCCGTTTTCGTTGGCTTCCGTGACGTACTCGATGCTCTCGTTGACTTCGGTGATGAGTTTCATGGGTTTCCTTATGGGCCTCCGAGGCAGAACTCGATGAGTACTGTTCCTGTGACGGTGCCTCTGGGGGTGATGTTCAACTTTCCAGTGGGAGAACCTGCGTCATTTCGGAGAGTGACTCTATCAAGCACAAGATCACCATTCGCACCATACAAGAACGCTGCTGTTGATCCTGTGACTCCATCCCAAACAAGCGTATAGCCACCCGTTGCACTGGGGTCCGCAGTCCAAATGATTCTCGAAATCGCCGCTGTTCCATTGGTAATTCCCGAAACCATATTTGGATACGAGTTGTCGGGCGAGGTGGGGGTGAAAGCAGAACCAGTCACACCGAGTTGATACGTCGAGGATTCCCCTAAGAAGTTCAACTTGGTGAGATAGCGTTTCTGCGTCTTTACTAGGTCTTGCTTTACTGGCATGATATCCTCTCTGTCAAGAGTCCCTGTATTTATTCACATTTATTTCGTGGGGTTCATGAAGAACTCACGAGACTTCTGGTGGCTCTCTGCTCCCTCAACCATCAAGGCACATAGACTGACCCGACTCTCATCGGACATGTCCTCGCACACCTCACCGAAACGCTTGGCGAACGGAGCATCGATATCGATCGACGTTCCATCCAGCAGCATCATGCTGAGAGTCTGGCCTGTCGTTTCGGCCTCGTTCAACGTGGTGAGAAGGCGTTCGATCATGGACTCCATCTTGACGCTCGACTTGATGTCACTGACCATGTTCTTCACGAAGTCGATCGTCTTGGTGTCCTCCGACGAAACGACCACGGAGTTTCCATCCGCCTTCGCCGTGGCCTTCAGGCCTACGATTCCGAAGTGGGTGGAGAACTCCTTGGCCTTCTCAGGCGACCCGAATGTGACTTTGAGTGTTGGCATTATCCCTTGTAGTTCTTCTTGACGTAGTTGAACAACTTCTTCTTGCCTTCGTCATCGAGGTCGGCGGGTGACTTCGCACCGAACTTCTTGAGGGCGGAGTTGAAGAACGAACGATACTTCTTCTGTGCGGGGGAGAGTTCCTCCTCCTTCACGACCCAGCCACGACCATTGCGATCAATCGCATCCATGATCTGACCCTTGGTCATGCCAACGTCCTCGGATAGGGTTTCGTCGATCTCGACCTCTTCATGCTCGACCTCTTCCTTCTTGGTCGAACCCATCAGGGTCTTCTTCTTCTCCTCACGGAGTTTGCGATACATCTCCACGCGCTTCATGGCCTCGCGGAGGCCCTTGGTACGACCGTCGATTTCCACTGTGAACCTCTTGCTTTCTTGGTTGAAGGTGATTGGCTTCGGCATGACGACTCC